TATGTCAAAACAAATCCAAACTGGTGACCTTCGGGCCCCAGCAGGTTTGTTAGACAAGGGTTATAGGATCTATATCCCTCGCCTTTTTGAGAATGGTGACTATAAGTTACCTACTCGATCTTCGAGTATCCTTAAAGGACTTCTCAAATATCGATCGAAAACCTTCAAAGAAGGTGGTCGATTGAAACTTCAGAAACGGTTTTCAACCGATTTTGGCTTTGGAACAAAGCTTTCTGAAGTTATCTCCTCTCGTTCAATCTATCAGATTAAACGAATGGAGCAATTAATAGCAGGAATCTTAGATTCACTGTTATTATTTGATTCTAATCTGTTTGTAACAGAAAAGAATTATAATCTTCTAAAGCACTTAGTGCGGAAGATTATTACTGTATCTACATTTAATATAGGTACAGTAGTCAAATACTGGAAATCCTACGGAAACCATGTATTTGTCCAAAGTTCTGATTCAGAAACTTTGGAAAAACCAAAGAAAGAAGTTGAAAACTTCTTCTTTTGTTTAGATTCTCTTGAAAAGATCCAGAGGATTAGACAAGGGAATCTAACTAAGAAAGATCTAACAGATCTTTCTCAGTTAATTTCTAGTCGTCAGCTTCCAGCTGGCGATAAGAAAACCGAAGAAGACTCTTTAAGAGAATTCTTCGATATTACTACCAGGATTTATAATCCTGATAGTAGTATTCTAGAGGACCTTTATAAGGCCTCGAGAATTATCGGCCGGAAATGCCGCAAAGCGGGTCCCGGTCCGATCGGCAATGCCCATATTTCATTGGCCACTGCCGGTTCCTTCCAACGATCGGTGATCGAAGGAGGAAGAGCTAGGGAAATCAAAGATTCCATAACTCCTTATCTGACCTATATTCCGAAGGAAGACGGTCAGACTATCCTACCCTTTACTACTCTTAGAGAAGAAAAAGGAGTCCCCCGTTGGAGGACTTGGTGTAGGAACGAAACCTATCTCGGGTACCCTGAGACAGAGTTCGGAGAGAGGACTAAAGAAACCATAGCTGGTTTCGAAGTCTTCTATCAAGGATTTGATGAAGCCATAGGCGAACAAATCCTTTGCTGCGCTTATCTTGCTAAGCAAAATGAGATGCAGAAAGAGGGGATCCCTCTTCGAGTCCTTACTATCACAGAACCTGGATGTAAGGCCCGAATTGTAACTACAGGGCCATGGTGGCTCTATGTGTTACAACAGAGTATGGCACACGTTACACGTGGCTTCCTCTCTTCTCATCCATCCGCAGAAGCTGGGATGGCGAGAACAGATCAGGCATGGCAATACCTATACTTGATCTGTAAAGCAAGACCCTCTTTTAAAGAGGATTTTGCTTGTCTCAGTAGTGACTTGAAAAGTGCTACTGACACAATCCCGCCAAAAGTTGCAACACAACTCTTGAAAGGATTTCTCCACGGGTTGGGGTATCTTACTCCACTCGAAGAGACCATATTCGATTTGTTAGAAACACCTCGAATATGTTTCGCAGAAAAGATAGGTAAAACCTTCTTTACTACGACTGGCGTCTTTATGGGAGAACCTCTCGCAAAGACGATTCTAACGTTAGAGAATCTAGCGGTAGAAGAATTGGCAATAAGACAATATCTTAAAGTCAATTTCAACGTTCCAGTCCAAGTACCTTGGCGCTGCTACGCTGTAGCCGGAGACGATCACATTGCGATCGGTCCTCGGGAGTATCTCCGGAGGATAACGGCTAATCACCTTAGGTGTAATACAATTATATCTAAGGCGAAACACGGAATCAGTGCTAAGCACGTTCTTTTCTGTGAAAAGATTCTAGATATTAAAAATATCTGGAATCTTTCATGGACTCCAAAAACTATCAACGATAGTTATGAAGTCTATGAGTCTTCACCTCATATCGATTCGATTAAGGTAAGACTACTCTCACCTTGTTCTAAGAACAATGAGAGTTTCAACGACCGTAATACGGCCGTGGGGAAAGCCAGCTCTTTGGGTAATACCCTGAGATGGATTTCGCCAGTGATTTATAATCATAAATTTAAATCACTGATAAGAGACCGATTCTTTCAAAGAATGGGTTCCTTATTGCCAGATCGCTCCAGCGGAGTTTACTGGCATCTCCTTCTCCCCAAGAAACTTGGTGGATTAGGACTTTGGTTAGAAACAGATTATCTGGATCTAGCCAAAAATCTTCCAGATCCAACGAAGTCGGATCTGTTAGATTACCTTAACGGCTCTTTGAGTCGAGAAAGGTTAAACTTACTTAGGGGTTTTACCTCTAATGTAAGTTATAGAGGCTTCAATCTTGAAGAATCTGAAGTCTCTCTTGTAAAGGAATTTATAATTCCTGATTTACAAGAAATCTACTCAGGTATGTCCATAGGACAGACCTGGGAAGATTGGGTGATAGAGAAGAATATTTCTTCTGAACTATCAGCCAAACAGCAACAGAACCGTCTTAGAGGGTTGAAGCTGTATACGGTTGAGGAGATCGAAGATCAAGTACTCAGACCGTTCTTGTTCAAACAGATACTGTCTGGACAAGCAAAGTCCTCTGCATTTAATACAGAGAGCTTTAAGAGGAGATATTCCAAGTATTGGGATATGACCTTTAGCGGACATGTTACTCTTACAGAGAAAGACATATCTGCTATCATAGAGAAGCCCCTTGAAAAGGAGGTTCTTTATGATTGTTCCATGAAATTTCCTACGGTTATTCACGGAATAGAAACCGAATGTACATTTCTTGAAGAAATGACAATAGGTTTACCCAACCTTAAGATTAAAAATCTTAATATTGGGACATTGACTGGAACAGTCAATGAGACGGATTTCTCCTTAGGAGAATACGTCTAACAATG